TGTGCTACGAATCTTTACTCGGCTTGCAAGGTTGCGATAGACCAGAGCCAACAACAGGGCTTTACATCGATGACTTAGGCATCAATCAGACCTTGCTCGGGCAGCTAATCACAAACCAATACAATACCGGTGTTGAGCTATTTGAAGCAAAGCGAGCATTCGCCTGGCGCAAGATGTCAACTGATATACTAAGCCGCTTAAGTCCAATGATGAAGGCGGACACAGTTGTTGAAGGTAAGCGCATCGGTCAAGTGGTTACTAACGCAAGTAACATTGACACATTGGTTGGCGCAGGCAAATACACTGGCATCAGAGTGACGATTGATCCTAATACCGAAAGCTTCTTAAACTTTTACCTATCCAACTTTAAGATTGACATTTACACGATGTCAGTGCCAGTGGAAATATTTGTCTATGATATGACTACCTTGAAGCTGATTGATTCCTTCTTTTACCAATCGGAAGCGGTTGAGCAGTTTATCGGCAAGACCTTCAGAGCCAATCGCAGAAAGATGGATCTGGCATTCGTGTATGAGTCGCTATATGATACAACTAAGATGGTTGCAAAGAAGGGGCACTGCTTTAATTGCAGCGGTCAAGTTAGAGCTGCGCACATCTGCCCATTTGTGGATGCTGTTGGCATTGAGTTAACAGTGAGCGGTGATGATGTAGTGACATCAAAAGCAAAGAAGTACACGCAGGGCATGAGCTTTGTGTACAATGTAAACTGCGATAGAGAGGCTTGGCTGTGTTCGATTGGTGGCTTGATGGCGATGCCGCTTGCTTATGCAACGGCTGTCGAGATTTATAACTACGGGCTAAGCATCAGCCCTAATCAGCGTGTCAATACTACGGTGAGCATTAACATAGGAAGCAAGCCTTTCGCAACTGCTGATGCCAACGATGGTATGATTGCAGGGCGCGACATAGCGGCAACGAGATATAGCGAAGAGCTGACAGCCATGTTGCAGAACATGCGACTGCCAAGCGACAATACGTGCTTTGATTGCAGACGTAACATGAAGTATGTCACTGCACTTCCATAATGGCTACACCCAAAGAGATAAGTTCAAGGATTGATGCGCTGTTCTCTGAGTGGAGCGGAGGCTTTACTCCGCTATTTACGGCAGTGCTTGACATGCGCCGCGAGATGTACATTCGCATCTTTGGAATTGATACTGGCAGAGGTAGAAACCAAGCAGGGAACTTCTTGCCAACAGTTAAATATACTACGGCATACGCAAAGATTAAAGCGGCAAACGGAAAGCCACCTTTAGAGCTCACAGGATTCTTAAAACGTTCTTTTGGAACAGATCAATCAAGTGTAAGCAATCAAGGCTTCACTTCTTTTATTTACTTACAAGCTGACGAAGCAGGCAAAGCATTAGGATTGGAGAAAGGAGTTGCAAGCGGCAATCCAAAGTACAAGACATTTAAAGGATACGGCACAATCTTTCAACCAACAAAAGAGGAACAAGATGCAATGTTGCAAATACACGCTGAATTGTTAGTTGAGGAAATATCAAATCAGATTTCTAAACCATGAATCTACTTAAGACCATAATCGAAAGGCTTAACCAAAGGGTTGAGGTTGCCAATATATTCGACAAGCAGTTTGGACTTTGCGAGCTTAACGCTAACGGCAATGAGAAAGCTTGGGTGCACTACATCGGAAATGGTCAAGCGGAGGTTGTTACCAACTTTGATGCAAAGCAGGGCACATTGTTCTGGGCTAAGCGAGGCAAGGTGACAGTGGTTAAGACTGATGCATTCAGAGTAAGTGGATGCAAGCAGTTGTACGTGACATCTTTCCCATTGACTGCTTATGCAGTAGTTCGCAAGAGCCATCTGCCATGCGACAGCGAAGATGCACAGGACTGGCTTGCTTCAAGGATATACAAAATCACAAGCGGAACTGATCCGGTATTTAAGCAAGCAATTGGAGTGATCAACTATGAGGTTGTTCCAAGCGGCTACATTAACGAGATCAAAACGCTAACAGCAAACTATGAGTGGGCATGTGTATCGGTTGACTTCGATATTCAAGTGATCACTACCACAGAGGATGGCTGCTATGACATTTGCCAAACGGGTGACATTCCGCTTCCAGACCTCCCTGCTTGCACACCTTGCTTGACTGAGGTTGCTGTTGATGGTGTTACTATCACAGGCAACGGAACGGCGGAAGATCCACTGAGCGCAGTTGGTGGTGGTGGCGGTACTCCGCTAATCACTAAGGAGGAAGGCACTAACGTAAGCACTAACACAACTACATTAAACTTCACAGGCGCAGGGGTAACAGCATCACTGACATCGCCTGGAGTGGTTGAGGTGAATGTGCCAGGCGGAGGAGGCGGCGGCGGCGTGACATCGGTAAGCGGCACAGCTCCAATTGCATCAAGCGGCGGTGCTACTCCTGCTATCAGCATAAGCCAAGCATCAACCTCAACAGATGGGTACTTAAGTCAAAACGATTGGGATACCTTTAATAATAAGTTCAATGTGCCAACGGGATTGGTCACAGACTACCTTGATGGATTAGGCACACCGACTGCATTCCCTGCCATTCCAGTAGGCACAGTAACATCGGTTAACTCAGGCATAAATATTAATGTTGATAATACCAATCCTGCTGCGCCGATTATCAATTCGCTTGCTGATAGATACAAGACATCTTCAACAACATCGAACAGCGTAAGCAACGGCTCTAAAAATTTCACTGTTGACTTAAATCTATCATACATTCCATTGCAGGAAATCCTTGTTGTGTTTGACCCTGCAAACCACATGCACGGGGAAGTAACAAGTTATGATGCTGCTACTGGTGCGCTTGTTGTAAATATTAAGACTCATACTGGTAGTGGTACTTATACATCTTGGGTATTAAATCTTGATGGTACACCAGTTGATGCAATAACTGGAAGTGGAACTGCTAATGAAATTGCATACTTTACTGCTGCAAGAATCATAGCATCATTACCAGTTGCTACTTATCCAAGTCTTACTGAGTTAAGCTATGTCAAAGGAGTAACATCTGCGATTCAAACACAGATTAACGCCAAGCAAGATGCCATCACATTAACCACAACGGGAACAAGTGGAGCAGCAACATTGACGGGTGCGACATTGAACATACCTCAGTATAGTGGTGGTGGTGTATCCTATAAGTCAACTACTGATGGTATTGCAACATCGACTGCAAATATCACATTAAGTCATTCGCAGTTGATTACAGGAGGCACATTTGCAGTTGGAGATATTATAAGAATTTATAATCGAATGAGAGCAACGGGCATAATAGGAGTTAAAACTATGCGTGTGTATGTCAATGTAACAAATGATTTGACTGGCACACCAATTTTATTGGCAACATTTATATCAACATTAGCAGCAATTTTTCAACAAATAAAACGTGATTTAGTAATTAAATCAGCAACTAATACTGAGACAATGGGTATTACTGTAGTAGCATCTTCTGATGATATTGGTTCTAATACAGTTACATCTTCAAATATTGATTGGACAACAAATAAATATATAATATTCACAAATCAAAGAGCAAATGCCGCAGATACACTACTTTCATCATATTACTTAATCGAAAAACTATGATAGACATAATTCTCGAAGGCGGCTATGTAACCTTCTATACATCGGTAATTGGAGCAGTTGCATCCAATGTGGAACTATGCGAAGTGGTTGATGAAAATTGTATTCATCTTGGCACTAATGTCGGTGTATTCCTTATCAACATCGAGCAGTTCACAATCAATGCAATCAAATTCTCGACCTCAGCTGAGGCGGTTAACTACATATTAAACAACTAAAATCATGGCAGGAGTAAAAATTACAGACTTAGTAGCAATCACTGAAGCAGCAAGTGCTGACTTGTTATACATTGTAGATGTAAGCAACACAACCCAATCACCTGAAGGCACATCTTCGCAGATTGAGGTGGGCAATATGTTTAGCAGTGGAAGCTATACGCCGACAGTAAGTGCTCAGTTAAATTTGACAGCATCAGTTAACTCAGCAACATACATAAAGGTGGGTAGCATTGTAAGTGTAATGATTCAGGTAGGAATCCAATTAGATGGTGGAGAAGATGATGGAGAATTTGAATTATCACTTCCAGTGGCATCTAATTTTGCAACTCAGAAAAATTTGTTTGGATTGATGCAGTTTTCTTATGGTAGTGGTACAACATTAGAGATTATTGCATTAGATATTTCTGCAGAGACAACTAACAACACTTGCAAAGTTTCTGTTGGAGTAACAACTGCAGCACTTAATATGCAATACTGCGCACTAAATTTCCAATATGAAGTGCTCTGATAGCGGCATCCGACTCATACAGGAGTTCGAAGGCTTGCGCTTGACATCCTACCTATGCAGCGCAGGAGTGCCGACCATTGGCTATGGCGCAACCTACTACCATGATGGCAGCAAGGTGAAGCTCGGGCAGACTATAACCAAAGAGCAAGCGGTGCAGATGCTTAAGGACCACCTTAAGGAGTTTGAAGGCAGCGTAGTTGGATTGCTTAACGGCACAACAGTCAACGCTAACCAGTTCGATGCGCTTGTAAGTTTCTGCTATAACCTTGGCGCAGGCAACCTTGCTAAGTCGCAGCTGTTGAGGTTTGTAAAAGCTAACCCGAATGATCCCAAAATTGCAGCTGAGTTTGCCAAGTGGAACAGGGCAGGCGGCGAGGTATCTACCGGACTTGTAAGAAGGCGCAAGAAAGAGGCGCAACTATATTTTGCAGCAGTTGTATAAGGCATACCTTAGAAGGCATAAGACAGAGCCATTTGTCATGCTTGACGAGATGGACCTTACCTTTGAGCAGTTTGTTGAGAAATTAAAATCATCATACGTTTTTAATCACATGTGGGGCAATGACAAGGAAGCAAGTAAGTAAGCCAAGGCAAGTGCTTGATATAATACTCAAGTATTGGAGGCCAACCATTGGTAGCTTAGTGATTCTCAGCTCTGTCTTCGCGCTTATCTTTAAGCAGATTGGCACAGAGACACTCGCAGCAATTGTGGCCGCAATGGTAGCCGCAGGATACATACCAAAAAGCAACAGCAATGGATGACGGCATCGACTCAGTACAAGTAATCACTACCCTCGATGAGGGTTGCGTGGTGGGTATTGGCTGTAAGGTCCATACGCATCATCATCGCATTGAGGTTAAGCCGCAAGTGATTTATCAGTCAATGGAGAAATTCACTATCTTTGGCAAACAATATTGCACTAATCAGTGGGGGCAAACTTTCGAGATTGCCGCCGATGATCCACTGCCAATACCACAGCCGATGCAAAAAATCTACGCAAGCGATACAATCACACCGACAACATCTGCATTCCTTGTTGTGCCTAAGCTAGAGCAGAAGATTATCATCAAGCCGCGCACTGAGTTTGCCGTATATCAACCGACAATGGATGCTCCAATCATGGGCATGCTGTTGACTTTCACAATTTACCTCACGGCTCAATGGGCATGGAGCTCGATGTCAGCATGGTCCAACCTATGTAGCGAACTCAAGCAATGTCTTCGCTATTCATCTTAGAGAATAGCATTGATCTATTCTATGTGGTAACAGATGAGCATGGGCTTATTGTTTCAAGCAATCAGCTGTTCAAGAATTACTCAAGCCATATAAAGCCAAGCAAGATCAGTGACATCATAAGCATTGAAGGTGATCAAGAAGATTTTATTAAGGCTGTTCAATTGGCTCGATTGCATTCGCCTGAGCCATCAAGAGTCTATGCTCGCACAAGATTAAAAAATACCATCGACAGATACAACATTTGGAACTGCTTTGCAATTGGCGACACCTTGCACTTTGTCGGGATCCAGTTAGTCGATGTAACATCCATCAGCTCGCATGACTATGAGCGGCAGAAGTTGCTACTCGAAGAGTTCCGCTTTATGCTTAGCCATGAGATACGGCAACCACTAACCAATATATCCGGACTTGTGCAGTTGATGCTTAACCATCCGATGTCAAATGACAGCGAGAAGCGTGACCTTCTTAAGATGATTCATACATCAGTTGTAAAGCTCGATGATGCCATCAAGGTGCTAATCAAGAAAGCAGCTCGCGAGTTATGACAGACCAGGAAGCGGACATCAGACTGGTTAAGGTTGCCGCTTGGTATGTTATTGAGCGTGGCATGCCGGTATGTGTGGCCCTGCAAATATTGCAGGCAGAGCTCAAGGATAAAAGATTATTTTGGGAATCATCACAGCAACTTATAAAACTCATAAAAGATGGCATCTGTACGATATGAAATAATATTTATTGCGGCATTCATTGCAATCCTGTTAGTGATAATTAAGTGCAACTCCGACAATGTGGTTGATGATTATCGCCTTAAGCACACGATGTATGAGGACAGCATAGTGATTGCTTCGCAGCGAAAGATAATCGCAGAGAACAACTCTGATGCAGCAAAGCAGGCGCAACAGATTGCAGAGCTCGAAGTCAAAGTTAAGAACGCAAGTGAGGTGGTTAAGATTGAGACAAGGACAGTGATCAAAACGCAGATCAAGTTAGGCGATACGGTGATGGTAAAAGGTAAGCCCTACATCCAACTGCCCAAGCCCTTCCTTAAAACCACCGAGTGGTACACAATAGGCGGCATGATCAACCGTCTCGGGTGGTTGCAGATTGATAGCTTAGTGATCCCTGCCAAGTTCACCTATGCAGTAGGTGACACCATGCGCACTGGCTTTGTGAACCGACTGCTTAAGAAGAAGGACACTGTGGTCCGCCTGAGAGTCGACAATCCGAATGTGCAAGTAGTGGGGCTTGAGAACATCTACATCAAGGAAGATAAAAAGTGGCATCAAACAACCGCCTTCAAGGTAGGAGTTGGAGTGCTGATTGGGGTGGCGGTAGTTACGGCTGCAAAATAATTGCGTTGATAGTCAGTGCATTAGGATAATTGCGTGTAAATAGTTTTGATTAATATTGCTACTATCAATATAAGGATTACATTTGTCTATCAATCATTCACTCATTTACTAATTCACTTATTCACTATGAACACTTTTTTCAAGTCACATGACAACACGCAGTTTTTTAATTACGATCATCTAAGCGGCATTATGTTAACAGTTGTGCAGGATGGATGCCATCAAGGCTTCTTTCAAAGATGTGACAAATCATCATTGGTGCTTGTTCGCCAATATTCAAAGGAGATGACACAGGGCTTGCACGAATCGGTCCGCACTTATCATCCATCAACAGAGCATGAGTTCAACTACGAGCTCCGCATTACTCAAGAATCATTCAATAAACTAAATAAACAATGGCTTTAAAAGCACCCTCAGGGAATAACACCTCCCGTCAGATAGCTCCAGAAGGAGCGTATCCTGCAAGATGTTACCAAATCATTGACCTAGGAACTACAATGCAAACAGGACAGTTCCCTGGCAAGAAACGCAAAGTGCAATTTATATTTGAACTGCCGACAGAGACCTACGAATTTGAGAAAGGGGAAGGCCTTAAGCCGTTCTATGCTCGAAGCATCTACAACCTAAGCATGAATGAGAAAGCGGTACTACGCAGAGACATCGAAGCATGGGCCGGCAAGAAGATGACTAACGAGATTGCAGGAGAATTCGACATCTTTACACTGCTTGGAAGACCTTGCATAGTAAACATCACGCACATTGAGAAAGGCGATGCAAAGTATGCCAACATCATCGGCATGAGTCCGCTTCCAAAAGGTATGGTTTGCCCTCCTGCTTTCAACGCTCCGATATGCTACAACACCGAGGAGCATGATGAGGATGTGTTCAGTCAGCTGCCAGAGTTCATCCAAGATAAAATCAAGATGAGCGATGAGTGGATTGCAAGAGTGTCGAAGCCTGCTCCAGTGGTGGCAGCTCCAGTGGAAGCAGAAGCGGAAGACGATGGCTTCCCGTTCTAAAATAA